GGCATGGAGCCGAAAGGCCACAAGTCCTACGAGCCTGAACACGATTGATATGGCGAGGGGGTGTAACAGCCCCCTCCCTTTCTCATAGGTGAGCAATGACTGCTGCATGGACTCGATCTGAAGGCAAGGCTCCCTCTGGCGGGTTAAACGCTAAGGGACGCGCATCTGCTCGTGCTGAGGGCCACAATTTAAAAGCCCCCACGAAAGATAAAGACAATCCAAGACACGAAAATTTTTGTTCGCGCATGACGGGCATGAAGCGGAAAATGACGGGATCGGCTAAAGCTGCTGACCCTGATAGCCGCATTAACAAGTCACTTCGCAAGTGGGGTTGCTAATGTCTGAAAAAGCATTTTGGGAAACTAAGCTACCCAAAGATCACCACACGAAACACTTGTCGCACAAGCAACAAGAGTCTGCTAAGGCTAGAGCAAGGGCGGCTGGTCGGCCATACCCAAATTTAGTTGATAATGCCGCTGCGGCGCGTAAAAAAGGTAAGTAATTATGGGTACGCTTTCCCAATCTGGCGTTAATTGGCCGTCAATCACTCAAAATGGCAGATATGAGCCATTTGAACTTCAAGTTGCCCGTGGCCAAATTACCAACCACGCAGAGCAAAATATTTTTGGTTTTGGCACTACTCCTGCAACGGCTGGGTTATTTCGCACCGTTTGGGAAAATATGACTACAACCGAATATGTTTTTCCTTCTTCTGCCGTTACAATGAACCTTGTTAGTGCGGCGGCGGGTGATACTGCTACAATTACAATTGTTGGACTTGATTCTGGGTATAATGTTATTACGGAAAACCTTGTTTTAAATGGCACAACTAACGTGCCAACCGTCAATCAATACCTACGCATCAATGCCATGTTTGTTTCAGCGGGCAGTGCAACAAACCCATCTGGCGTTATTACATTGATTAATGGTGGCGTAACATACGCGCAGATCAATACGGGTGTATTTAACGGAACAACATCAAGCCTTGGTGCTTCTCAACAAGCTGTATTTACGGTTCCTGCTGGTTACACATTCTACGGTTATCGTTACGGTGCTTATTCGTCGTTCAACGGTAACAGCGCAAATTATACAACATATCGCGCTATTACCAATACATCATCTGGCGTTCAAAAGATTGTTGTCCAAACGCCGTTCAATACAAATTATGAAGTCCAGCGGCATTTTGCATTCCCATATGCCGAAAAAACCGATCTTCGTTTTCAAATTGCTCCAAGTGCAGCAACTGCGGCTGTTGTTAGCGTTAATATTGGCGGCGTACTAATCGCAAATAAAAACAACACAAACTTTTAAGGAAGTATTATGGCTAACGTAGCAATATCAGCACTCACTCAGGTATCGGCGGTTGCGTCTACGGACGTTTACCCAACCGTTCAGGGCAGTTCAACATACAAAGTTGCGGCTTCTCAGATTGCCACATACGTTTTGGGCGGCACGGGCGGTATTGCAACTACGGTTGTTGGTTCGGGTGCGGCAACGGCTACTTTGGGCAGCAACGGGGCTTATAACCTTGTCTTGACCACCAATACGGCGGGTGCTGGGCAAGGCACTATTACAATCAACAATGGCACTAACGGTGCTATTGCAATTGCTCCCAACGGAACTGGCGCTACAACGGTAGCATCGGCATTGTCTGCTACGGGTTCAATCCTGTCGTCAAACGGTAGTGGAACACTTGGAACAAGCGGCATTGGCTATGCAACTGGTGCCGGCGGTACGGTTACACAAGTTACTAGCCGCACAACGGGCGTGACTTTAAACAAGCCAACCGGGCAGATTCAAATGTTCAGTGCGGCGGGTTCTGCAACTGCGGCATCATTCACTGTTACAAACAGCGCCGTTGCGTCCACCGATGTTATTCATGTCAACCAAGTCAGCGGCACAAATCTTTACGTGTTACTAATAACTGCGGTTGCGGCGGGAAGTTTTACCATTACGTTCTACACAACGGGCGGTACGGCTACAGATGCTCCATTGCTTAACTTCTCTATTATTAAGAGCGTTATAGCCTAATAGGTGATGAATGACATCTAGCGGCACATACAACTTCAACCCTAGCTTGGGCGAAATTACTCTTTTTGCCTTTAATCTGGCGGGGGTGAGAAATACCGCTATTGCTCAGGAACACATGGAATCGGCGCGTATGGCGACGAATCTCATGCTGTCCCGGTGGGCTAATATGGGCGTTAATCTGTGGGAAGTTAAACTAGCCACAATACCGCTGACAACGGGTGTGTCTACATATGCCGCCGCACCAATTGATAACGTCACGGCATCCTCTGGGAACGGCACAACGGCTACGCTCACTTATAGTAGCAGTAATAGTTATCCTGCTGGCACAAATATTACTGTGGCTGGCATGACTCCAACTGGCTACAATGGCACATTTACGGTCACTGCAAGCACGTCCACCACAGTTTCTTATGCCAACACAACAACTGGCAGCATGACTGTATCGGGTACTATTACTGGAAATTCTAGCACAACGGTTATGGTGTTGGATTCTTACGTTACTACAGTAAACGGCGGATCAAACATTGACCGCATTATTTTGCCAATCAGCCGCACTGAATACGCTAGTTACCCAAATAAAACCCAACAAGGTTTCCCAACGGTTTATTGGTTTGACCGACTAATTAGCCCAACGGTTACAATTTGGCCAACTCCAAACACCACTACCGGACCATCGACGTTATCGTTTTATTACGTAACACAGGTTCAAGATGCCAACTTTACTGGCGGTCAAACTGTTGAGATACCATACCGTTGGCTTGACGCTTTTGCGAATGGTTTGGCATATAGGTTAGCCAGAATATGGAACCCACCTTTGGTGCAAATGTTAAAGCCAGAGGCGGACGAGGCATACGCCATTGCGGCTCAACAAGACACTGAGTATGTATCCATGTATGTGTCGCCACAGGTTTCTGGTTATTGGCGAAATTAAGGGGGCGTGAATGGCATACGCTTCCAAAGCTGGTCGGGCTAGGATAAGTTCCAAAAACCCCCAAGCATTAGCTATCTGCGACCGTTGCGGGTTTACGTACAACCACGTTGATTTGGCTTGGCAATTTGATTGGGGCGGCGCTTCCCTGATCAACAAGCGCATTCTTGTGTGCCGCCCATGCAACGACATCCCACAAAATCAACTTCGTGCAATTGTTTTGCCCGCCGATCCGGTTCCAATTATGAACCCACGCACCGAAGATTTTGCCGCCGCCGAAACGGACAGCATTACCATTTCTGCGCCAACAGTTTACGATCCAATTACAGGCATTCCAATCCCGCAAACAACAACAATTGTTACACAAAGTGGATCGGGCGTATCAAAGCAAGTAATTGGCAATCCAACTGGCTTGACTGAAAATGCTATAATGCCGCTGTTCCAAGGGATGCAATACGGCGTTACATTAAATCCCGTGTCGGTTTCGTCTCAATCTGGGACTAGCACTATTACAGTTACATTTATGTCCCCCGGTCATGGGTTGTCAACAAACGCACAAATAGCGGTGCAAGGTTTATCAAATAATTCCGCCGATGGAATATATAGCATTACAGTTACCAACCCAATGATCTTCACGTATCAAGTAAACAGTGCTATACCAGTGAGTAGCTTATTGCAGGGAACGACCTTGATGGTAACGGCTCTGGTCGGGCTTCCTTACGATTACGATCAAATACCACTTACTGGGGTTTAAGAATGGCCACGACTACAATAACCAATCTGCCCACAGTAACGTCTTTAACTGGCACTGAGCCTCTTTTGGGGGTTCAAAACGGCAATTCTGTACAAATTACAACGGGACAAATTGCTCAGTTATCAAGCGGAACAAGTGGATATTTGCTTTCGTCTGTCACTCAATTATCCAACAATCCAATTATTGGAACGCCATCCAGTTCTACTTACCTTCGTGGTGATGGTACTTGGGCGGCTGTATCGGCTTCGGCCACTTCTATTGCTGTCGGCATTACAACGGTTACAAGCAGCACTAGTGGCTACATTCTTTACAACAACGCTGGAACGCTTGGTAATTTAGCTACAACGGGGTCTGGTTCGGTTACGCTTAACGGATCGCCCACATTTACGGGTACGGTTACGTCTCCATTTTATATTGCAACTGGCGCTATTAGCGGCTCTTTGTCAGCCGGCGCATATTCCTATGGCACATTGGGTTATTCTGATTCCAACATTTATTTGTCCGCAACATCTTCACAAAATAGCTACACGCAAGCGATTCTTCAAAATACGAATTCTGGCGCATCTGCGTCAGTAAATTATCTTGTGTCAAATAACCTTGGTACGGCATCTACGTATTTTGGCGAGTTTGGCATGAACTCATCAGGGTTTTCGGGAACTGGCGCATTTGCCGCCGCCAATGCCGTTTACCTAGACTCAACTTCTGCCGATTTGGTGATTGGAACAACAACTTCCAATGCTATTCATTTTGTCGTTAATAGCGGCGCAACCGATGCGGCAACCATTTCGTCATCGGGTATATTTTCGCTTGGCACACCATTAGCGGTCGGTTCGGGTGGTCTGGGCATTTCAACTACTCCGGCTAACGGGTACATCCCTATTGGTAACGGTACAAATTACACTGCTGCGGCACTGACTGCCGGTTCAAATATTACAATCACCAACACCGCCGGTGGGATTACAATTGCTTCAACTGGCGGCGGCGGTAGCGGAACCGTAAATAGCGGAACCGCAGGACAGTTAACCTATTACGCCTCTACTGGTACGGCAGTGTCGGGCAATGCCAACGCTACCATATCTAATGGCGCATTAACGCTTGGTGTATCTACTTCAGTTGCCGGAAGCCTTGGATTGTCTGGCTCTACATCTGGCAAAGTAACACTTCAAACGGCGGCGGCTGCGGGTACGTGGTCAATGACCCTGCCAACAACTGCCGGGACAAATGGTTATGTTCTTTCAACAGATGGTACGGGTGTTACATCTTGGATTGCTACTTCGGGTGGCGGCGGTACGGTTACTTCGGTTGCACAGTCGTTTACTGGCGGGATAATTTCAGTTAGCGGATCGCCCATTACTGGTTCGGGTACACTTGCACTGACGGTTGCTGGTACTTCTGGTGGCATTCCATATTTTGGTTCTGCATCAACTTGGGCTTCTTCTGCCGCATTAACTGCCAACGCGCTTATGATTGGCGGCGGTGCGGGAGCCGCTCCAGCCACAACAACAACTGGAACTGGCGTATTAACGGCTCTTGGCAATACCACCAATGCCGCAAGCGGTATCGTGGTTAAGGATGCCAACGCTAACATCACAACAAATGCTCTGTATCAAGGCTTTACTAACGCAGCCGCCACAACGACAATCACTTTAACCGCTTCATCAACGCCAAATAGGGTTGTCGCTGGATCGGGCGGTCAAACATTTACGTTGCCTGACGCAACAACTTTGCCCGTTGGCGCAACATTTACGTTCAACAATAACCAATCTTCTGGCGCAATAACGGTTAATAACAACTCTAGCACTTTAATAGTTTCAATCCCATCGGGCGGGTTTGCTACGGTTATTTTGTTAACCAACTCAGTAGCCGCCGGAACGTGGGATTATCATTTTGGCGCTCCCGCAAACGTATCTTGGTCAACCAATACCTTTTCGTATCCCGGCTCAATAACATCGGCAACGTGGAACGGAAACATCATTGGTCCAGCATACGGCGGGACTGGTATCGCCAATAACGCAGCTAGTACACTTACCATTAGCGGCAATTTTGCGACAACTTTAACGGTTAGCGGAACTACATCGTTAACATTGCCAACGTCTGGTACGCTTGCCACCACGGCAAACATTAACACAGCATTGCCGTCTGCTACTTCATCACAAATATATATTGGAACGGGTTCTGCTGGGGCAGCCGCCGCCGCATCTACTTTACCAACGGCAGCTTTCCCCGCACTTACGGGTGATGTGACCAACACTGCGGGTTCGGTTGCTACTACGGTTGGCAAGATAGGTGGCAATGCGGTTAGTTTGGGTGGCGCATTTACGCTTTCTGGCGCGTTTGCAACGACATTAACTGTTACTGGAACAACAACGCTAACATTGCCAACAAGTGGCACGGTGACAGCCCTTGGTAATACCACTACTGGCTCTGGTAGCATTGTCCTCGCAACCACGCCAACCCTTGTAACGCCCGTTCTTGGTGTGGCAACTGCTACTTCCATTAACGGCCTGACCATTACGTCTTCAACGGGTACGCTTACGGTCACAAACGCCAAAACGCTTTCTGTCAGCAATACATTAACTTTGGCGGGTACTGACAGTACAACTATGACATTCCCATCAACTAGCACAACCGTTGCTGGATTGGGTACAACTCAAACATTCACTGCGACAAACACATTTAGCCAAGTCAACTACACAAATAATGCCGTTACGGTTACATCTAATGCGGGTACGGTTCCAATAACCTATCGCTTAAACACATTTACCAACTCTTCTGCTGCCACAATGGCTATTACAATGGCGGTAACAAGTGCCGTTGATGGTCAAATGTCTATTGTTCGCATTTATGATTTTAGTGCGGCTGCCCAAACTATTGGGTGGACTAACACCGAAAACAGCACGGTTTCAGTGCCAACAACATCAAATGGCTCCACAACCTTGCCATTAACGGTTGGTTTCATGTATAACGGCCAAACGTCCAAGTGGCGTTGCATAGCTTCGGCATAAGGGGACAATAATGCGGTCGGCCATGATTGACATTAACACCAATATTGTCGTTGGCGTTATCATGGCTGACGCAACCGTTGATTTGCCTCCCAAAGATACATTTTTGGTTAATTTGCCTGACGATTCTTCCGTTGGAATTGATTGGCTTTATGATCCATCTACGCAACAGTTTACCAATCCATTGGTGGGTGCATAATGGCTACGAACGTCATCATCCTTACCAGTGGTACATCATGGACAGTTCCCGCAGATTGGAACAACGCTAACAATACCATCGAAGTTATTGGCGGCGGCGGCGGGGGTAGCAGTTCTGCGGCTGGATCGCAAGGTGCTGGTGGCGGCGGGGCGTATACTAAATTAACTAATTTTACGTTAACCCCTAGCAGTAGCGCATTTATCCAAATTGGCGGAGGCGGAGCGGCCGGCTCTGCTGGAACGGACACTTGGCTTAATAAAACAACCAACGCCGCTCCCTCTTCATCTACGGATGGTCTATTAGCAAAAGCTGGCGCTACTTCAACATCATCGGCTGGCGGTCTTGGTGGTGCGGCGGCTTCTTGTGTTCCATCAGCGGCGGCGTTTAGCGGCGGTGCGGGTGGTGCTTTTGTAATCAGTGGCTCTTTCCCCGGCGGCGGTGGTGCTGGTGGCCCTAGCGGCGTTGGTGGTGCGGGCGGTGTTGGTTATTCAGTTGGTGGGTCAGCCGGCGGTGGCGGTGGTGGAAATAACGGTTCAATTGGCGGCACAGGAACGTCTTCAGCGGGCGGCGCTGGCGGTGCGGGCGGCGGAACGTCAGGCGGTGCGGGTGGTAACGGTGGCGCATCAGCGACAGCCGCAGGGATTGGCAAAACGGGAACGGGCGGTGGCGGTGGCGGTGGCTCAAGAGACGTTTCGGGTAGTGGTAAGGGCGCTCCCGGCGGTAGCGGTAATCTTTGGTTAGCTACAACTACCACATCTCAAACAGTTACTATATCGCAAGCATCTCCGGGTGTTTGCACCGTTACAACTGCCCCACAGCAAGGAACGCCCGTTGTTTTTTCAACAACTGGAACGCTCCCAACGGGATTAACTGCTGGAACTACGTATTATGTTAAAAGTATATATTCCTCAACAATTGTTTCAACAACCACATTTAACGTATCCGCTTCTCTTGATGGAACAGCGATAAATACTACTAGCGCAGGATCGGGTACACATACTGCAACTTTTACCGCAATTGCTGGTTCCGGCGGTGGTTCTGGAGGTGGTTCTTCAACTGCTAATACTGGCGGAAGTTCAACAACTGGTTCTGGCGGTCTATACGGCGGCGGCGGTGGGTATTGTAACGGAACTACCCCCGCAACTTATGGCACTGGCGCAAAAGGTGTTATTGTCATAACTTATACAACAGGCGGCGTTGCAGCCAATGGTAATTTTTTCTTACTGATGTAATAAAATATCTTTATATATAACCCTACATGTAACTTGAACTACCCACTATAGTCGGAGAAAAAAAATGTCTATCTTAATTAACTTAGAGCATACCGTAGAAGAAGTTAACTCAATTCTTGCTGCTTTGGCTGACCGGCCATTTAAAGAAGTGGCTGATTTGATTGCAAAAATTCAAGCCAAAGGAAAGTCTGCTCTTGAAGCATCGCAGTTAACGGCAAAACCTTCTGATGATTCTGCCACCGAAGCTGACGCTTCTTAATTTATAGCCATTGGCGAAGGTCAATAAGATGACAAATGTTGAAGAAACCAAAATTGTCGTTGACGTTGGCCTCGCCACTGGCGTGATCACCATGCCTCTTTGGGTTGTTGAGGCAAGTTTTTGGATACAATTAACGGCGGGTATTCTTGGTTTGGTTCTTATGGTTATAAGATTAGCCGCCGCCTTTAGGGATTGGAACCGTGGCGGGGGTAAATAGTGGACCCATTTACCCTTATTGCTGGAGCAACCGCCCTTTATAACGGCATTAAATCTGCCGTTGACGCTGGGCAAGACATGATGGACACCGCCGATAAGGTGGGAAGTCTATTTGCTAAAGTTGCCCAGATCATTCAATTAACGTCTGAGCCACGCAAAAAGAAACTGTTTCAATCTCAAGCCGATTTTGAGGCTGAAGCGGTTAGAATTTATACGGCAAAAGCCAAAGCCCAACAGATGGCGGCTGATGTCAAAAATATGTTTGTGAGCCAATATGGCATAGCTGCTTGGACTGCAATTCAGAAAGAAGTAACTGAAATGCGGAAAGAGGCCGCCAGAGAGGCGGCGGCAGCCATGAAGCAACAAAAAGAAACACAGGATGATCTAATTATGATAAGTAGCATTATTGGATTTTTAGTAGTTGGAATTGGCATAATTGGTATCATTCTTATGGTTACGGTGAAATAAATGGACTTGTTGAAAACATTTGGCCCCCTATTGGGTTCTGTTGCCCCGACAATTGCTACGGCTTTGGGCGGGCCGGTTGCTGGTATGGCTGTAAAGGCTATTTCGGGCGCATTGTTTGGACACGACAATGGTACGGAAGAGGATATTACGACTGCCCTTGCCAACCCTAATGGCGATCAATTAGCTGCATTAAAGAAGATTGACTCTGACTTTAAAACCCAGATGAAGTCATTGGATATTGATTTGGAACGGATTGCGGCATCTGATCGCGATTCTGCCCGTCAGATGGCTATTCAAACCCATGATTGGACACCCCGCATTTTAGCCGTTGTAGTCATCTGCGCGTGGGTATTTATCCAATGGCATTTGCTAAATAGCGTTATTCCTGACGTAATGCGGGAATTAATTGCGCGTGTTCTTGGAACGCTTGATGCGGCGCTAACTTTGGTTTTGTCGTATTATTTTGGATCGTCGCACCAACATTCCCCCGCACCAAAGGAATAAACTGTGAAAGATAATTGGGAAAAGTGTTTTGCCCTCATTCTAAAAAACGAAGGTGGTTTTGTTAACAACCCCAAAGACCCCGGCGGCGTTACTAATTTAGGTTGCACAAAAGCAACATGGGAAGCATACGTTGGACATGAAGTGTCAATCGACGACATGAAGGCTTTAACTCCATCGGATGTTATGCCTTTGTACAAAACGAAATATTGGGATAAAATTAATGGCGATGCACTTCCTTATGGCGTTGATTATGCTGTCTTTGATTTTGGGATCAATTCTGGGGTAAACCGTGCGGCAAAAGTCCTTCAGTCGGTTGTCGGTGTTGCAACGGATGGGTCCATCGGCCCCTCCACGCTTGCTGCTCTTGAAACGTCTAACATACGTGATGTTGCTACGCGAATCTGCGAAGAACGTCTAGCATTCTTGCAGAGTTTGCCTACTTGGGGTACATTCGGCAAAGGTTGGGGGCGGCGTGTTGCTGAGGTTGAGCAAACGGCCTTTAGCATGGTGAAATAGGATTGCCGTAAATGACCGTAGCTACCACAGCCCTGTCGTATAATGGATACGTCACCCAAGTTGCGACCTTGGCTGTGTTGCAGAATACGCTTGTGACAACCGGAACGTCTCCTAATAGTTTGGTAACGTCATCCGACCCAAACTTCCAAGCTATTATTCCCCAGATGCTAAACTATGCGGAACTTCGCATTCAACGTGATTTGGACTTTTTGGCTACTCAAAACGCCAACTCTTCTTATTCATTAACGTCTGGCAATAACAGTTTAGCAATCCCAACTAGCACTTTCGTAACGCTCCAGACCATTTATGTAACGGACACGAATGGTAACGTAACGCCGTTGTTGCCAGTAACAAAAGAATTCCTACGCAATGTATACGGAAGCGCAAGCGGTGCATCTACACCATTATACTTTGCTGTTTATGGCGGTGACGTTGCAACTGGTGGTCAGGCGAGCCAAAATATTATCTTTGGGCCTTGGCCTGATGCTAATTATAGCATTACCATTTCTGGAACAACACGCCAACCAACTTTGAACAATTATGCAGTTCAAGGTAGTGCAGATACAACGTACACATTTATTAGCCAAAATTTGCCAGACATCATGCTTATGGCAAGCATGATTTATATCAGTGCATATCAACGCAACTTTGGTCGGATTAATGACGATCCGACTATGGCTCAAACTTACGAAAGCCAATACCAAGCCCTTCTCAAGGGTGCGATGGTTGAAGAGGCTCGTAAGAAGTTCCAATCGTCGGCGTGGACTTCTTATTCGCCTTCCCCCGTTGCTACACCGACTAGGGGGTAAATCATGCCCCATAATAGCATCAAATTAATTCCGGGCGTTAATACCACCAAAACAATGGCATTAAACGAAACGGGGCTTTCTGCATCCAATCTTGTGCGGTTTTTGCCAGATAGGGCATTTCAACTTGGTCAAGCTGGGACAAGTGGCATGTCGCTAGTTCAAAAAATTGGCGGATGGGTTCTTTGGTTTGTCGGCGCAATTGGGTCAATTGTTAAAAATTTACACGCTTGGGAAGACTTAAATTCTAATCAATGGTTGGCTGCTGGCGCTACGGCCGGATTATACGCCATTGAATACGGTTCAGCGGGTGGTTTGACCACTGAGTCGGGTAACATTATTGTTACCGAAACTGGTACGCCATCATATTCTGCATATGGCTTGTTAGCTAATTCCCCTTCTATAAACAACACGATCACACCACAAACAATCACAACTAATCCAAAACCTAATTTTACGTTGCAAAGCGGTATATTATTAACCGAATCTAGCAATACAGCACCAACTGGTCCAAGTTATGGGTTAGTTACTGAGGCAGGAACAGCAAATTACCCAAGTTATAATTTTCAAGTTGCGACACCTAGCCAAACGGTTACTGTTATTGATACTGGCTCAAATACTCGCGTTGGTGATGTTGTTTATATTGAAACACAAGTTTCAGTTGGCGGCGGAACTATTCAAGGCGTTTATCCAATTGCAAGCGTTATTGATGCGAATACTTACACGATAAATGTCAGTTATTATGCAACAAGTGAAACCACAAATGGTGGAACTTTGCCAACCTTTACATCTTTTGCAAATACAGGTTCAATTACAGTAAATTACCCAAATCACGGATATACTGGTGGCGAAACTGTTGTTTACGTTGTTCAAACAGTAGTTGGTGGCGTAGATATTTTTGGAAGCTACACCGTATCTTCTATTGTTGACGCAAATAATTACAAAATTATTGCTCAAAATCAGGCGGCTTTTGCACAGACTGCCACAATGAATTTTGGCAATGTTTTAAACCTTTATTATCTTAACCTT